AAAGCAAACGTGATCTTTTCAATCAGTTGCCCTTTGGCTTCCATGTTCTGAATTTTTTCCTCACTCATTTACTTCCCCGTCAAAAGTGTTAGCCACCAAAAACATAAACCCAACAGCAGGATAACCAGCGCCCCTGCTATTAACCAAGTCAACAAGTCCTCGATATCTTCCTTGCGCTTCTTGGCGTGCTTCTCTGCCAGTATCTCTTCCGTCTTGCGTTTCTGGATCAGGTTGTTGCGCTCCACCAGTAGCTGCTGCCAGAGGTCAGCGTGTCCGCTCATCACCATCCAGTTATTCAATTCCCGCTCGGCATCAGCCAACTGCTTTGCCTGCATCACTATCTCAAAAGCCTGCGCTGTGTCAGACTTAGCAAAACTAGACTTAGGTTGGGATGCCGCCTTTTGGACGATATCCTTGGCCTCAAAAAACTTCATCATCTCACCGCCAATGGCGTGGATGTCCTTACCCATCTTGATTGCGGCCTGCACCCCCTTGATAGCCGCTTGGGCCGTAGCGAAAGCGGTTATCGGGTCAATCATTTGGGTTCCCTATATACCGATCAGCTTCTTCACGAACTCAGCCGCAACACCCGGCCCCAAGAGTACAGCCAAGATGACTACATACAAGAGGTACTCAATCTTGGTCATGCGCTTGGAGCCTTCGTCAAAGCGTGCTTGTATTCCTTCGTACCGTTGGGCACAAATTGCTTCGTGCACAGACAAGCGCTTGTCGGTCTCCGTGGCGAGTTCGTGAAGCTGTTCCATTTTTTACTCAGCTATTGCTGCCTCTGCTGGCTGCTCGGCCAATGCCTGCTTTAGCATATTTAGGAACGCATCGCGCCCAACTTGCAACTGGTCCACGTTGAACTTTGCCGAAGCCACTTTGCGCTCCAGATCAGCAACGTGATCCAGCAATATTTTTTGCTGGTCAGTCAAAGACTCGATGTCGTACTCAACGCCGTCAATGATGAGTTGGGGTTTTGTGTTGTTGCCCATTTCATGTTTCCTTTTCAAATTGCCGCCAAGGTTGGGTGGCGGCTTCCCGTTATGCTGATGCTGCTTGCAAAGGCGACAGGTCTTCGGTAGTCCAGAAGTCCTTGGCGATCATGAGCTTCAGATGCTCTTTGTTGCGGGACAGGCAATCAGCCCAGTCCTCGTCGGACATCATCTCAGGCTTGCCGCCGTTGATGAGGGCTACGCTGTCCATTGCTGCACTGTAGTGCTTGGCAATTTGTTCTGCTGTGATTTCGATTTCCATTTTTAAGCTCCTTTAGGTTAAGCGATGCCAGCGGCTGCTAGGCGTTTACGAAGTGATTGGATTTCAGCTACCAAGTCCGCAATTACTTCAGAAGTGGCAGCTTGCATGGCTTGATATTTTGGGTTGCCCTTTGCATCAATACCATCTTTTTCACCATCTACGCTGTCTGCATAGACCTCTTGGAATTTGTGAGCCAAGAACCCACGAGTGCGTGAACCGTTTGAGTTCCATGTGTATTCAATAGGCTCGAGAGCATCAATTCGCGCACCTTGGCCAGTTACGGCGCCAATGACTGTTTTTAAACGATAGTCAGAGGTTACGTTGTAAGTTGTTGTTGTCCCATTTGTTGTAATGGAGCCAGTGGTAGTACCGCTCTTGGCAAAATTAAAATAAGCGGTAGAAGTTGCCCCACTGCTTAGGCTCACATACATACATGCGTTACCGCCTGTAGCTGCGGAGTTAATTGCAAAATAACCGTTTACACCCATTGAGTAATAAATTTTGGTGACGTCTTCACCACCAAAACCGTTAAGCGCAGTTGTAAGGTCTACACCTAAATGCAATGCAGTGCTATTGGTACGGTAATAAGCGTTTCCATCACCATCAGAAAGCACTACGTTATTGCTTGCTGTGCGGATGTCTAGGCCACCTTGGTTGCCGTTATATGCTCCGAGGATGGTGTTCCGAGAGCCTGTTGTTACTAAATATCCAGAACCATAAGGGCCAGCACCAGCGGCTCCAACAAATGTATTTCCTTGTCCCGTAGTGCTATATCCTGATTGAAATCCTACAAACGTGTTTGCTTGTGACGCAGTATTTGAGTAACCAGAGGCATAGCCTAAAAATGTGTTGTACAGGCCAGTTGTATTGCTATACCCAGCCTGATAACCTACAGCAGTGTTGTTGGAGGCTGTGGTGTTGGCTTGCAAGGCTTGTCGACCAACTGCTACGTTGTATGAACCAGTTGTGTTTGCGTATAAGGTTTGATAGCCTCCAATAGCAAGGTTGTCTGACCCAGTTGTATTTGAGTACAGAGCTTGATAACCGACTGCGACCACAGTTGCGCCAGATGTGTTTGAATAACCCGCTTGGTATCCTATACCTGTGAAATACAAAGCGTTGTTTGAGTAACCCGCTTGAAAACCAACAGCAACACCTTGCGCTCCACTTGTTGTACCGCTATACATCGCCTGATAACCTACAGCAGTGTTGAATGAGGCTGTGGTGTTGTTAGAAAGAGCCGCAGAGCCAACCGCCACGTTGTAATTACCGCTTGTAGTTCGTCTGCCAGAAGACTCGGTAGAACCAGTTTCTGCACTACCAACAAAAGTATTGGCAATTCCAGACGTTAGCGCATAACCAGACAATGCACCAACCGCAGTGTTGCCAGTGCCTGTCGAGCCAGTTCCATAGCCTGCGTTATTACCAAAGAATGTGTTGTTTGCGCCAGTGGAGTTATAACCAGCACTTTCACCAACAATAGTTGATGCATTGCCAAGGGCTGCACCAAAACCAGCGTTGCTACCAATAGCAACAATACGATCACCAGTTGTTGTGTATCCCGCCCGATAACCGAGATATGTATTTTGACCATTTCCAGTTGTTTGTGTATACCCCGCCTGATAGCCTACAGCGGTGTTGTTTGATGTTGTGGTGTTGTTGCCTAATGCGCCAAGTCCAAATGCAGAGTTGTACGAGCCTGTACTGTTAGCCCCCAGAGATGCATTGATAACACCGTCACTGCCGCCAAAAGCGGAGTTTCTCGTACCTGTAGTATTGCTGTAAAGAGATTGGTAGCCAAAAGACGCATTACCAATTCCAGTTGTATTTGTGTATGCCGCCTGATACCCAACAGCAGTGTTGTTGGATGCGGTGGTGTTGGCTTGGAGTGCGTTATCTCCAATGCCTATGTTATTGCTTCCAGTTGTATTTGAAAACATTGCACCATAACCAGAAGCTACGTTAGATGTTCCAGTTGTAGTATTTTCAAGAGCTTCAGAACCAATAGCTGTGTTATTGTTTCCAGTAACTTTTGACGCTGCCTTATAGCCAACAGCTACTAAATTATTTCCAGTAATAATTGCATTACCTGACTGGTATCCGACAACTGTACTGTTTGCTCCTGTCGTATTAGCCGCCAAAGCACTTGCACCCACCGCAGTGTTGGTAGATATAGCACCCGCACCACGGCCCACGGTGATGCCATACACAGTCAGGTCAGTACCGCTGTACAAAAGGTTGGCAGAGTCAGTCTCAAGGCCACCAGTGGTGGAGTACACCACACGGCCCGATGTCAAGCCGGTGTTGGTGATGGAGCTAAACCGGCCAGTGCCAGCAGTCGTAGCACCGATGTTCATGCCATCAATCGTGCCGGTCGTGCCAGACGATATAGTGATCGTGCCAGCACCAGTAGTGGTGTACGACTGGTTATTGGTCGTGGTGTTGTGCAGGATCGCGCCAGTAGCCGTTAAACCAGTCGTGGCCAGTACGGTGCCGCTCCAAGTCAAATTGGCAGATGCGCCGAACACGCCGCTGTTGTTGAACTGAATCTGGGTGTTGGAGCCAGCGGCTGGACCACCGCCACCTGAGCCTGCCAGCAGCGTCACCACGCCCGAGCTGTTTTTGTAGTACAGCTTGCCATCGGCGTAGTTCAAGGCCAGCTCGGCGCCCGATGCGCTGCTGGTCAGGTTCGCCGCTAAGGGGACGTTTGTGGCCGTGCCGCTTGCGTAAATCAGGATGGGGGTGTATCCGCTTTGTGCCATGATGTTTTCCTTAGAAAGCGCCACCAGCGATGCCGCCGGTGATAGTGCCGTTTGCCGCGTTTGCAGTTATCGACGAGTTTACCAATTGCGGGAGGTTCCCGGTAGTGGCTGTGACGAAGGTCAAATAGTTTGTCGCGCCCGATGACGCAGCCGTTATCCCAACATTGGTCGCGTTGGTTGCCGTACCTGCGGTGGCCGCGTTCAGGTTAGCTACTTGCGTGGTGCTTGCAACAACAAAAGGCGCCGTGCCAGTCGCCACTGTAGACGTTATTGCCCCGGAAGCCGATACCGTGGTGAACGCCCCGGTGGTAGCCGTAGTTGCGCCAACAGTGCCGTTGATGTTGATAGAAGCCGTACCAGTAAGGTTAGTGACCGTGCCGCTGCTTGGCGTACCTAAAGCCCCGCCATTGACCACAAAGGCCCCGGCAGTGCCGGTATTCACGCCCAAGGCCGTTACAACGCCCGTACCGGTGGTTGTAGTGCTTGGCGCTACACCAGCGCCGCCACCTATCACCAAAGCGTTTGCCGCCAATGCCGCGCTAGACGCCCATGTACTTGCGCTAGAAAAATAGACAATGCCGCCGTTTGTTCCAGCTACTGTCAAGGCTGGGGTTGTTGTAGGCGTAGCTACCGAAATCAAACCGCCGGTGAAGCTGACACTGGTAACTGAGCCATACGCCAACGTGGGTATGTCCGCCGTTGTCAATGCCCTAAAAGTTGGTACGCCCGCACTTCCGCTAGGCGCAGCCAAAATGGTGTTTGCCGTTTTAGATGCGTACGGGTTCAAAGTGTCACCATAAGCAGTCGCCAAGCTAATCGCTGGGGTTGCTCCGCCGCTAGATACGACAGGTGATGTACCCGTTACCGAAGTGACTGTGCCTTGTGGATTAGCCGCAGTTGTAATGCTAGTCACACGCCCGTAAGTGTCAACCGTAATGACCGGAATGGCTGTAACTGAGCCAGTTGTGCCAGCCGTAATGACGCCGCTGGCCAAGTCAATAACTGGTGCAGTGCCGCCCGTGCTGGTGATACGGCCCGTTGTGCCACTGACCGAAGTGACATAGCCCAAGCTGGATATGTCCGCCGTTGTCAACGCACGGAAAGTTGGTGCAGCCGGTGCGCCAGACGTAGGGCCAGCAAAGACAAAATTAGCCGTGGTTAGCGCAACGCCTGTACCGCCTCGGCTTACGGCAAGTTGGCCCGTCCAGCCAAGGGCCATAGTCGTCGCAGCCAAGAGCGCCGTGGTAGGCGCGCCGCTCAAAGTCATGGTGACGTTGGTATCGTCCGTCTTACTAAGCGCGGCGGCAGTCACGCCAATTGTTGGGGTCAAGCCGCCCGTGGATGTAATTGGCGCAGTCGCGCCCACCGAACTTACGTAAGACAGCGCGGGGATGTCAGCCGTCGTCAATGCGCGGAAAGTCGGTACGCCAGCGCTCCCACTAGGCGCGGCCAAAACGGTATTTGCCGTCTTAGACGCATAAGGGTTTAAGGTATCGCCGTAAGCCGTTGCCAGACTAATTGCCGGGGTTGTGCCGCCCGACGATACAACAGGGCTTGTGCCGGTAACAGAGGTCACCGTGCCGCCGGGATTAGACGAGCTTATCGTCTGGTTTGGCCAAGTGCCTGTGATAGTGACGTTGGTCCCAGCCACCAAGGCAGGCGTAGCCGTGCCAGAGCCGCCACTAGCTACGTTGAGGATGCCGCCCAAGGTGATTGAGCCCGATGTGGCGGTGCTGGGCGTAAAGCCCGTTGATCCCGCGCTAAAGAACGTAACGCCGCCCGCTGTGCCGCTAGACGCCGCCGTCAATCGGCCATACGAATCAACAGTAAACGTGGCGGACGAATACGTGCCCGCCGTGACCGCGGTGGTCGCCAAGCCAAAGGACGGGTTATTGGCGCCGTTGCCATCAGTCACAATGATCTGGCCCGATACGCCTGTCATGGTGCGGTTGGCTATAACCGTACCGCCCACGATGGCCAGCATGCCGGTTCCCGACGTGCTGGCAATTGCTGCGGCCACGCCGGTCAATTGGAAGGTCGGGTTGCCCGCGATGCCGTCACCGTTGGTGACCGATAGGCCCAAGCCGCTGGTGCTCAAGGTGCGCGCCGCGAGGGCCGTGGAGCTAGTCTTAGCCACGATGCCCGTTCCAAGGCTGTTTAGATTAGCCAGCGCGCCGGCAAGGTTAACCTGTAGCGTGCTCTGCGAGCCACCATCGGCCAAACTAAGCCCGGAACCTACCGCAAGGGCGCGGCTGTTGGCCAACGTGGGCTCGTTGTTGGCCGTCAAGAAGCTCTGCGTCTGGATGGGCGATCCGGCCAGCGCAGCGGTCGTGGTCTGCACCGTGACGCCGTTTTGGACAATAGGCACCGCTTCCGTCCCAGTAATCGTCTGGGCTTGTGGAAGCTGGGTGATGGTTACGTTAATCGACATGTTCAGGGCTGCGGGGCCAGTCCGCTGTTGTTGCCGTTGTTCTCCGGCGTGTTCGTGTTCTGCTCGGTGCTGAGTATCTCACCGCCGTAAGGCGTCGTGACTATGTCGCCGCCGGTCACCGCCACGCTTACGTCGGGGCGCGGGAAGCGGATCGTGATGCGCTCAGTCTGGCGCGCAGCCAACCGGTAGGGGTCAATCTGGTCTGCGCAGCCTTGGTCACACACCAGCAGGCCGGGGAAGTTGGGGTCGTTGCGCGCAGTTGAGTGCGCGCGCTTCATCTTGCACCTGTCGCATACGAAGATCGCAATGTCGGAGCCGCCACGGGTGTCAAGGAACCGGGGCATGGCAGCTACCTCGAATAGACCGAGATATTGGGGCTGAGCATGATCGGCGACTTGTCGCGCTCTTCTTGCTCGGCCATCTGGAAATACTTAGTGGCTTGGCCTTCAAGGTACTGGATGCGCGGCAAGTCAACGCCGGGCAGCTCTTGCGCCATCTGGTGGCCCAGCATGTTTTGGATGGCCATAAGCCAGCGATCAGGGATGGCCAACTGGCCGCTCAAGGCGCCCACGTCCTGCACATAGGCCGAGTACCAGACCGTCATCTGCACAAACGGGTCCGAGGGCGTTGGCCAAACCGTTATGGTGGCCTGCGGGATCGTGCGGTTAAGCCAGAACTGGAACGGCTGGTTGGCCGTAAAGTTCTTATTGGGCAGGTTGGTGTAGTCATCGCGGTTGAGCCGCGACATAGTGATCTCGGTGGAGTTGTTGCCCACGTAGAACTCAGCCACGCTCAAAGTGCCGCCGCCCGTCTCGCGCATGCGGTAATACTGCGCTGTGACGCCCGGATCAATGTCGTACCAGAGCCACTGTCCGCTTACCCACGTAACGACACCGGTGTCGTATAGCGTGTTCCACGTGGAACCGTCGTTGGACCATTCCAGCAGGATGTGAAACGAGCCCGAGGTGGCGGGCAGGATACCGATTGACCCGGCGTAGATTGAGTTGTTCGTGCCGTAGTTGACGCCGATGTAGCCGTTGGGCGAGGTCTGGGTGTCCGCCGTGGCCGTGTTGTTGTCAAAGGCCAACTGGGCGTTACCCGAAGACGCAAAGTATCCGTTGGCAATATTTGGCGTTGGGCGATTTAACGTGCGGTAAAGCGCGTTTAGCACATCGTTGCCACCCACGGGCAAGTAATACTGGTATTGGTCAGGATTTAGGCCGATTACGGTCTTTTTGATGGCGAAATACTGGATGCCTTGGTTAATCAGGTTGCTCAGGATATAAAACAGCGACTCCTTGGCCGCTTGCACCTGCTCAACCGTCAATTCCTCGGCCAGCTTCCCAGCACGTCGCGCCCCATGGTCAATGAGCTTTTGGACCGTGATGATGGTCTGGCCAACAGTACCTGAGTAAGCCATGGCTTTTCCTTACCAGCAAGGCGCTTTTGAGGACTTGGTAACGCTAGACACGCGGCGGGTGGTGATGTGCCCGCCTTTCTTGTACCGTGGAGCCATTTGCAGCGCCGTGGATGCGGCGTTAATATTCTGCAAAGTAGGGTTTTGGTCTTGGTTCGGTGCGTTCGCGCTGTCGGGCTGGCCGCTCCCACCGTAGCTAAGGTTAAGCGGTGGAGCTGCGCTAGGCGCGCTGGAGTTGTCTCCGGGCGGCGCGGTGAACTTGGACGCCGTGCCCACCACATCACCAAGTGCGCCACCGTTTGCAAATTTTTTAACTTTGGCCATGTTCGTTCCTTACCAGCCGGGACAGTTCCAGCGTTGCATTGATGCCCTTGCACGGCTACCGGGTTCGCTTTTATGAGCAACCGGGCCCATGCGGGCACAGAAAGAATCGCGCCTTGCGCCACCTTGGGGCTGTGGAGCCTTCAGGTGCGATCCGGTTTCCCGATTGTAGCGCTCGCGTCCTTTGGCGGTAAGCCCCGCGCCTTGTTTAGCGGGAAGTTTTTCGCCACGCCCGATAGCTAGAGATGGATTTTTAGCCATGGTTACCAGCAAGACTTCATCATCTTGCCGCCTGATTTCATTTTGGCGGTTTTGGCTGAGTCTTTAAAAGCCTCGGCAGTTGGAGCACCTTTAGCGCCGGGTTTGCGCATGTGCTCTTTTGAGCCATGGGCAATACGTTCACGTTTGGCGTTAATGTTGGCATACAAACCACCTTCGGCCATGTAGCCCATCTTGTGCCGTACTTGCTCAGGCAAGTTAGGTAACCCTTTGTTGCTCTCAGGGATTTCTTTAAGAGACCCGCCGCCTGCCTTTTTTACGGGCGCGGCGCGCTTGGTGCTGTACGCAATCGCCACCGCTTGTTTGACAGGTTTACCCGCATTCACTTCGGCGGCGATGTTCTTCTTAAAGGCTTTTTCAGATTTGGATTTGATCAAAGGCATGATACGTCCTTAGCTGTAGGTCTTAACCATTTCTAAAACAACGGTGTACGTATCGCCAGAGCTTGCATCAGAGGTGCTAAAAACAATGTTTCCGTTTTTACCTGTGCCCGAATTGTTTGTGATGCCACCAATACTAGAAAAATCATTTTCGTAATTGGTGTTGATCGTACTAAGAAAAAACGGTACATCGGTTGAGGCATCCCAGTACATACGCACTTCCAAGCCGTGGCATACCGAAGTAATTTTGTTCACAATAACACCGGTGCAGGCTTTGCCAGAACCGCTGCTGGCTAAGTTGGCCACATTGACTTTGGTCACGGCGGTCTCGCCTGTGCCATCGCTAATATTGGTGAATTTCATGATAGCCAAGCGCTCACCGTCTATCAGCGTTTGGCTTGTAACTGCATCTGCCATATCTATCTCCAATTAAAAAGTAGGGGCCGAAGCCCCTACTTTACTAGCACTTGGCTCGTCCGCCGCCTTTGCGGGCCATGGGTGGATTTACCATCCCCCGACCTGCTCCAGCAGAAGGCTTCTTGCCCAGTAAACGCATCATTGCGTTCATCGCGTCAGACGGAGCGTTACGAATGGCATTGGCTATCCCCATATCGTCATCGCTTGGCCCAACAGACTTGCCGTAGGCGCCGCCGCTCATGTCGCGCATCGGCATTTGCTGGTCATCCATGCTGCCGCCAATAGCTTTGCGCATAACCTTGCCACCCTTTTTGAAGGTGCCCGATTGCGCGGTGTTGCTTACTGGTTTTGACATCGGCTTGCTAGGCATTGCTACGGCGTGGCCAGCGTTGTTAACACTGCCCCCCGTAGCGAAGTGCTTTTTTGCAGCACCGCCTTTTTTGTAGCCGCCAGCATTGGCTTCTTTGACTTCACCAGTTACGGTGTTGGTCTTGCCGGGTTTAGAAGTATCAGCCGGGCGATTTTCCCAGTTGGTAGAGCCACCGTTTTTGAAGCCGCCAGAGTTGGACATGCGCACGCCACCAGTGCCGGTAGCACTGTCTTTTTTGTCGCCATCCACTACCTTTGTCTTCATAAACTTGCCCGCGTTGCCTTCAATGGTTCCGCCGGTTTTGTAGCCAGCCGGTTTGCCCATCTTGACCATTCCAGTGCCGTGGGCGCTGTCTTTCTTGTCGCCGTCAACTACTTTGGTCGTGCCGCCGTTTTTCAACTTCAGCTTAGTGCCCTTAGCGCCTTTGTGCTCTTGCATGTCGTGCTGCTTAAAAGCCTTTTTGATCATGGCTTTGTCTTGAGACATGTCGCCAGCTTTGCCGCCTTTTTTCATCAAAGGAGCAGCCATAGCAGCGCGACGTGCCATCATAGAAGGAGCTTTGGGGGCAGCAGCCGGCGCAGAATACGAGGTGTCGGGCATGGTGCTCATGCCTTTAGACCGCATATTCTCAAAGCCGTACTCGCCGCCGCGGTTCATGCCGACGTGACCACCTTTTTTGAGCTTCAGGATAACTGAGGGCTCAGTGGTCTCCATCTTCACCATTGGTTTAAATTGGCCCATGGTTACTCTCCTTATGCTTGAGTTACGCCGAGAGCACCAACGCGAGTAGCGTTAGGGCCTACAGCAATTGCTGGCAGCGAAATGGCCATCACTGTACGAACGGTGCCGTCCGATGCAGTTGCCGGGGCGTAAGTT